CACTAACATCATTCTTAGTAATAAACCAGTAAACATGCTGTGTCTTGTCTGTACTTCCTATACTATCTTCTAAGGGAACCAATTTATCATTGTTAGGTTCCCCACGCTCACTCACGCTCACTTTGCGTATATTTGCGTTCATATCATTACTCATCATAAGTTGATTTTCACACATTTCTAACATACGTTTATATTTCATTATACCTTATATAAGATAATAATTCTTTAAGTCCCTTTTTAATTAAAATAAATATAAACGTAGATATGGCACTAAGAAAAGACGTTCCCGTCGAAGAAAGAAGAATACTTTAAGTAAGAAAGTTACTAAACTTTCAAAGTTCGTATATAGGACAATAGAACCCAAACAAACTACAAAGTTTGTAAATGCTTCAGCCCAAGGTTTATCCAATCAAAGTTGGTTTATAACCGATTTAACTGAGATGCCCTTTGCATCCGGAGCAGAAAATAATGAAAGAATAGGAAACTCTGTTACTATTCAATCAATAAAAATGAGGTGCATGTTTAAGAACATGATCCCCTCTACAAGTATAAGATGTTTAGTCATTCAATTTCCGAATGAACAACTTGAAAACATCACGACAGCCAATCCTTTAGGATTACCAGCTGATATAAGAAATATGGCGGCCATATTACAATGGAATTTATATAATCCATTATCTCCACCTGTATCTATAGATGAAAATATGCCTATACTATCACAATACAAAGTAGGTTCAAATACTAAATTCAAAATTCTTCATGACAAAGTATATGGAGCACCTGGTGCATCATATGTCTGGAATCCAACATCGTCTTTAATATCATCAAGAGCAGGATACAATAAGATTGTAAATATCAATTGTACTCCAAAAGGTCCCGGAAAAGTCTTGTCTTTCAAGGTCGGGGCCACACAACAGTTTGCTGTTAAGAACAGGGTATTAGCTTTCTTTATAAACAATGCCCCAGATGGAACTATAGAACGTTCCCCAATAGGCATTTCTAGTCGTATGACATATAGAGATGCTTAATAACTCTTTAAGTCTATTTTTAATATAATTAAGGCACGCCCTACGATAGTGCCCCCGCATCTTATCCAACACCCTATATAGTCGGTTGGTAGAGACAGATGCCCCCATACCCCTTTAGGGGTATATGTATATACTAAAAGATTAATATTAAACTTTTAGTAAAAGACTTGACCGCGCCCGGACGGGTGAAGGGAGACTCGTATTACCCCATATCTAATGCTGTAACTCTTCAATAATCCACCTATCTTCTGATAAACTATCTAACTCAGGAGCACTATTAGAAAAAACAATTACATGAGGTTTCCTAAATCTTTTCATACCAGATTCATATTTACCACTAAAGAACTTACCATTCTTAATTTTCTCAATAGCTCTATAACTAACTCTATTCATACTAATCCGTGGTATATCAATAACTATAATCTTAGGACAATTTCCAAATTCCTCAATCCATCTAGTAATACCACATAAAATATCACTACACGCACCATCAACTTCCATAGCACCCATTTGGTCAATCATATAAGTAGCAGTTACTGACTTTCCCCAATTGCCTTTGGCTTCCCAATACCAATGTATATATCTTCCCCATTTAGGGTGTTCATCCTTTATATATCTATCCACTATATCTATCTGTCTTGGTCTTAAATCTTCTCTAGTAATTAAATAACTTGTATCAACAACTTGCAGACCTTTCCATTTAAACTGTGGATATGTAACTCTAGTGTCTTCCTTACAACAATAATCTCTTACCCGTTGTAAATCTCCTTTTTTAATAAAAACTATCTTGGACTTACCAAAGATCTTCTGTAAAGCACTAAAACGCATCTTCACTTTTAAATATATTAATAAGTGATAATGTAATCTATTATTCTCCTTACCTCTCTCATATTGAAAGACATATTGTCTAGAAAGACGCTCAACACGCTCTTTAAGCTCACTTTCAGATTCAAGATTACCACTAACATCATTCTTAGTAATAAACCAGTAAACATGCTGTGTCTTGTCTGTACTTCCTATACTATCTTCTAAGGGAACCAATTTATCATTGTTAGGTTCCCCACGCTCACTCA